AAAGAATACCTGACAACTGGCGTTTCGCTAATAATTTCAGTTCTACAATCTCAAATTGCAATATCTCTGCACCAGTTCATCAAGACCACGCTAATGTAAAAGGTGCTATAAATATGATAATTACAAAAAGACGGAACAGTAAGGGAGGTAACTTACACGTACCTGATTACAATGCTACCTTTGACCAAACTGATAACTCATTATTGGTATATCCAGCTTGGCGCAATAGACACGGAGTTACACCAATTATTCCAACATATCAAGGAGGCTATAGAAACTCTCACGTTTGGTATGCTCTCGATTCTTTCAACAAACTAAAAAAATAGTGGCAAAAAAAAAGGCGACTCAATCAGAAAAAGAATATAGAACTTACAGAATTGCTGGCTTATTATCTCGTGGTGTAACGCGGTCAGAAATCATAAAATATACCGCGGCTGAGTGGGGACTAAAACTTAGACAAACAGAACAATATATTCAAGATGCTCGTATAGTTCTAAAGAAAGATTTCGACATTGATAGAAGGCAATTTACCGCGGACTTATTAAGCCAGCTTTCTACCTTACAAAAAGAAGCCAGAAATAGCAATCAATTAAATGTAGCTTTAGGCTGTATTAACTCAATGGCTAAGATTGCACAGATTTCAACATGAGCATATTAACTAGAGAGGGTTCAGTATTAGATATTGCAGGCAGTAGCGGTGTTTCAATTAATACACCAGAGCTATTAGAAAAGATAAGAAATGATTTACATGAACCGCAAAGACAGTTCTTTGATAGCAGTAATACCGAAATATTAGGCTTGTCAGCTGGTTATGGTGCAGGCAAAACTAGAGCGCTGTGTGCAGTTTGCGTGAAGTTAGCAGCTTTAAATGTAGGATTTACAGGAGCAGTCATGGAGCCAACTGGTCCATTGATTAGAGATATTTGGCAGAATGATTTTGAGCAATTTTTAGAATATTACGAGATTCCATATACACATCGAGCTAGTCCTCTACCTGAATACATATTGCACTTACCTGAAGGCGATACGAAAATACTGTGCAGAAGTTTTGAGAACTGGTCTAGGATAATTGGTCTAAATTTAGCTTTTGTATTAGCAGATGAAATAGACACAGTTTCCCCATCTGTATGTGATAGAGCATTTCCGAAGATTTTAGGAAGGCTTAGGGCAGGAAATGTTAGACAATTTTGTGCAGCAAGTACTCCTGAAGGTTTTAGGTGGATGTGGAATACCTTTGGGTCCGAAGCAGCGCAAGAAAGATCAGACCGCAAACTTATAAGAATGAGAACCCAAGACAACCCACATTTGCCAGAAGATTTCATAGAAAGAATGCAAGCAAACTATGATCCTAGTATGTTGCAAGCTTACCTTAATGGTGAATTTACCAACTTAACAACTGGGCAGGTCTACGATAGATTCGTTAGAGAAGATAATACTATAGATACATTGCCAACTATCGCAGAAGAACCACTAAGAATAGGTGTAGACTTTAACATTGGGAATATGAGCGCTGTTATAGGAGTTAAATTAGGAGAAACATTGTTAATAATTGATGAGATTGTGTCAGCACATGATACAGACGCACTTGCTCAAGAAATCAAACGTAGATACCCTACTAATAGAATTTACATATACCCTGACGCTTCTGGAGGAAATAGATCAACAAATGCAGCAAAAACAGACATTCAGATTCTGGAAACCTATGGTTTCACTAATCTTTCAGCGAAAAGTAACCCCCCAATCCGCGATAGGGTTTCTTCCGTACAGGGTTTGCTTTGCAACGGAAAAGGGCAAGTACGTTTACAGATCAATGCCAGTTGCAGACGTATGATTGAATGTCTCGAATTACAAAGCTATACAGATAAAGGCGAACCAGATAAAGAGGCTGGTTATGATCACATGAATGACGCACTTGGCTATTTAGTTTGGAGAGAATTTAACCCACTATTTGCAAGATCTGGTAAACGAACTGGTGTTAGATTGTATTAATGGATTACACTATATTTAAAACTTGGGGATTCTATTGTGTATAGCGCCTACGGAAGAAAATTTACGAGAGAAAGAACAGGCTTTACTACAGATGTTAATGACCCTTCACAAACTTGGTTTTTGCAAGAACCACATTGGTTGCTTATTGAAGATTTAGCAGGCGGTACGTTTGAAATAAGGCTTAAACATAGAAAATATTTACCGCAAGAACCTAGAGAGCAAGACGAATCATACGAAAATAGATTAGCTAGAAGTACTTGTCCACCTTATTTCCAAAGATTAGAAAGAATGCTTGCGGGAATGCTTACTAGGAAGCCAGTAAAGCTGCAAGATATCAGTGACACTATAAGAGAGCAATTATTCGATGTCGATTTACAGGGTAACGATCTGAATGTATGGACTTATGAAGCTGCGCGGAAAATGATTAGATATGGACACGTTGGAGTTTTAGTTGATGTACCAGCAGAAGGCAAAGGCAGGCCATATTGGGTTACTTATACTCCAAGAGAAATATTAGGCTATAGAACTGAAGTTATTAATGGCAAAACTACATTCACACAATTAAGACTTTTAGAAAAACTTATAGAGGCTGACGGAGAGTACGGAGAAAAAGAAGTAACACAGGTGAGAGTTTTATATCAAGGTAGGTACGAGATTCACAGAAAAAATGATGATGGTAAATTTATAATTACTGAAGAAGGTAATTTATCTACACCTGAAATACCTTTCTCTGTAGCTTATGCAAACAGGCTTAATTATATGGAATCAAGACCACCATTAGAAGATATTGCAGAATTAAATATCAAAGCTTATCAAGTACAAAGTGATTTAGATAATCAGCTGCATATATCAGCAGTTCCTTTACTTGGTTTCTTTGGTTTTCCTCAAAGTTCTGAAGAAGTCAGTGCCGGACCCGGAGAAGCCATAGCCTTTCCAGCGGAAGGGAGGGCAGAGTATATCGAGCCTACTGGTAGATCATTTGATTCACAGTTTCAAAGACTAGATCAGTTAGAAAAACAAATTAATGAATTAGGTTTGGCAGCAGTACTAGGGCAAAAGTTAAGCGCTGAAACAGCAGAGGCGAAAAAGATAGATAGATCACAAGGAGACTCAACCATGATGGTAGTTGCACAACAAATGCAAGATCTAATTGATAACTGCTTAGTATTTCACGCTGCATATCTTAATACGTCAGAAGTTGGCAGTAGTTTTGTTAATCGTGACTTCTTAAGCTCAAGATTAGATCCTCAAGAAATACAGGCACTTTTACAGCTATATACCGCTGGAACTATTACACAAAAAACATTACTAGACCAATTAACACAAGGCGAAGTATTAGGAGATGAGTTTGACGTTGAGGAGGAGGTAGAAGCAACTCAGATGGGCGGGTTAATTGAAACCAACCCACCAGAGCCTGAAACTGAAGAGGAGGAACCTGAAGAAGTAGAGCAAGAGGAAGAATGATAAATGGCATTGCCAGATGCAATATTTAGAAATGCTATTGACCTAAATAGGTATGGCAATAAAGTCTCTACTGACGTAGCACGTAGATTTGTTGATATTTGTGTTCGATCTGTACAAGAACTGTCTGTATTAGATCGCAAAGGTTTAGGCGATAGTTATAGAGCAGCGAGACTTAGATCAATAGTGGCACAAATGGAAAAAAGTCTTGGAGGCTGGAAAAAATATGCAAATAAACACGTTATTAAAGAATTACAGGGATTAGCGAAAGTTGAAGCTGGTTTTATAGAAGATCAGTTACAGAAAGTTATTCCACGAGGCGTAAGAAAAAACATACAAGTAAATGGTGTAGAGATTAGTCCAAAATTTGCAGAAAATATTGTATCTGTTGACCCTACAAAAATTAGATCGAGAGCAGTAGGCCGACAACTAGCGGGTTTCTTAGGGGAAACGAGCCTGTCAGATGCAATAGGCGCAAATATGACACTACCTAATGGAAACATAGTTCAAGATGCGTTTGACAAGATTGCAGATGGCTCAGTTCAGTTGTTTAGAAATACTGTGAGAGATGGATTAGCAACAGGCGAAACAACACCACAAATGACACGCAGATTATTGGGAAATAGCAAAGAAAATGATACTGCTAATATTTTGCAGATGTCTCAAAAGGGAGGCTTGTTAACTAGCCCACCTATCAACCAAGTTAGAACTCTGGTAAGAACTAGCATAAACCAAGTTGCAAATAGTGCTGCTTTGACTGTATATCAAGCAAATAGTGATATAACTAAAAAATATAGATATACCGCCACACTAGATAGTAGGACTACTGCAGTTTGCGGTGCATTAGATGGAAGAATATTTGATTATGAGAAAGGACCAAAACCACCACAACATTTTAATTGTAGGTCTACTGTTGTCCCTGAGATCGACTATGAGAACTTACCTTTTGACCCACCACCTACAGCCAGAAAACGAGCTACGGCAGATGGCCAGATGTCAGCAGACACAGATTACGCTAAATGGTTATATATGCAGCCGAACAAAATACAGGCACAAGTTTTAGGAGGCAAGTTTAATAAAGAAACAAATAAATTTGAAGGCTCCTTTAGATACTTTCAAAGATTAGCAAGCAGAGATGACCCAAGAACTGCACTAGCAAAGTTTGTAAGGGCAGATGGAAGCAGGGTTACACTAGCTCAACTTAAAAGTCGATATGGAAAACCTGATAATATCCCTATAGTAAGAATACCTGTGGCAGAAGTTGCTAAAGTCGCACCACGAAAAGCACCAGCACTAACTTATGCACCAACTGTACAACCAAAAATTGCAGTTTCACGCGGAAAAGATATTGCAGGCGGTAGGTTAACAAAACTAGATGGTTATAGAAAAGACTATAAAAAACTTTTAAGACAACATACAGAAGTACGAGAAGAGCTAAACGGAATACACGGAAAAATGAATAGGACAAAAGATATGGCGAAATGGAGAGCGCTTAACGAAACTAGAGACCCATTGATATTACGCAAAAACAAACTAAGGGCTGACATCGATCGAATAGACAAACAAGGATTCCAAGAAATGTTTGAATTACGGAAAGAAGCTATTGCAGCTTCATCTATTACTAGAGCAGAAGCGAGAGAAGCTATAGGTAAAATGAAATTTGTTGGTTTTAGAGAAGGCAGAGAAAGAATAAGAGAAGAATTAGAAGAGTTTGCAGTTATGTTTAATGGTGGTGGCATAGTAAAAAATGGAAGAAAAATAAAAGGTAGACCAAACAAAATATCAACAGTAAGGGTAGCAAATGGACGAGCGCATAATGCAAACCAAGGAGATGGCACAAGTTTGATAAAAGTTCCTAATAAAAGTGGTGGATATTTTGGAGAAGATGATGCAAAAGCTACTTTATTCCATGAAGCTGCGCACAGTTTAGAAGGCCAAAGCGAAAAAAACGTAGCAATGGCAGTTGCTTTTAGAAACAATCGAGCAAAAAGTCTTACACCAGTTAGCCCTAAAGGTTTAAAAGGTACAATTAGTGACGGATATTATTTAAGAGAAGCAGTAATTCGAGATAGTTTTATTTCTCCTTATGTTGGCAGACCTTATAGAACTACAGGAAGAGACATATCAAAATTACCTAAAGGTGTAAAAGTTGGGGAAATTTATGACGAAGCTACAGAAGTTATTAGTATGGGAGCAGAGCATTTTAGTAATCCTGAAAATATGTTCAGGTTGTATCAAGCAGACCCTGAGCATTTCTTTATGATTCTTTCCCTAACACGCACAACTTACTAATGGTTATCAAATTACTTGTTAAAGAAGGCAGTGAAAATGCAACATTAACTTTACAATCTAGTCCTAGTTTTGTTGTAATTTCTGGGAGCGAAGAGCTTAAGTCAGATATAGAGTTTGAATCAAAATTTGCGTACGACTCAGTAGGCCACATAATGAATCTCGGTAGTATCTTTGCTCAAGACTTGTATATCTTTATGGTTGATCTCTATGGCAAAGAAAATGTAGAAATTTTAGAAGGCAAAGAGCAGATTAAAGATGATGACAAAGAATTAGCTATACTAGAAAAAAATGGAGTTACCTAATGCCAGCTTCTATGTACAAAACAAGTGGAAAGAAAAAGAAAAAGAAAAAGAAGGGAGGTAAAAAGTAATGTATCAATTTAATACTGGCAAAACAGAGGAGCCAGTTAATTGTCCTATGCCTAAAAAACCTGATTTCGATTTAATGTCAAAAGCTGAATTGGAAGAATATGGGCGTACAATAGGACTTGAGTTAGATAGAAGGCTAACAAAATCAAAACTCATTTCACAACTACAAGAAAATGAAAAAGGGTAGCAGAGTTAGTTGGGTGTATCAAGGCACTCGTACATTTGGCAAAGTTACTGGTGTCGCTGGTAAGAGAGCTACTATTAAAGGGCCAAGCGGTGGTAGTATTACCAGAGTTGGAACTGATAGTGACCCTGTAATACGTCTGGTTTCAGAATCTACAGGAAATGCAGTATTGAAGAAAAGATCACAATTAAGATCTGCACCTAAAAAGAAAAAATGAAATTAACAACTAGACAAAAAAATGCTTTAGCTAGACATAAAAAAGCACATGGTCATACTAAAAAACATATTGATGAAATGACAAAGGCAATGCTTGCAGGTAAAACTTTTACACAGGCTCATAACATTGCCATGAGAAAAAAAGGTAAATAATGGCTATTAATTACAGAGGTGAAACTTTCAGTGGATATAACAAACCGAAAAGAACTTCAAAACACCCGCGAAGCAGTCACGCAGTATTAGCAAAAGAAGGCGATAAAGTTAAATTAATAAGATTCGGTCAACAAGGTGTTAGCGGTGCAGGTGCAAATCCAAAAACAGAGAAAGGTAAAGACAGACAAAAAAGATTTAAAGCAAGAATGGCTAAACATATTGCAAAAGGTAAGATGAGTGCAGCGTATTGGGCTGACAAAGTAAAATGGTAGGCTAGTATAGTATTAAATTTACCTTGCGGGTATGTCTGAAGAATTACAGCAAGAGGCTGCGCCTACTGCTAACAACAACGAAGAGTTATTAAAGCAAATCAAAACTTTAGAAAGTCGTATTGAAGCAACAGACTCTAAAAATAAACAATTATTAGACGAAAAGAAAAAGTATCAGCAGCTAGAGCAAACGCTATCTTCAATGCCTGATGGTACTGATGTACAAAAACTACTAGAGTTTAAACAAAAGGCTGAACAAGCGGAACTAGAGGCAAAAGGAAAGTATTCTGAAGCACTACAAGCCAGAGATCAGCAATTTAGAGACGCAAGTGCAACAAAAGATGAACAGATTAAAAAATTAGAAGGGAGAGTCAAAGAGTTAGAGTTAATTAGTCCAACTGTCTCTGCTTTGGCTGAAGTAGTCCATGACCCTGACATGGTTTTAAAAACAAAACTAAGCATAGATCAAATAAAAAGAAAAGAAGATGGCACAGTAGTTGTTGTTGACGGATATGAAGAAACACCAGTTGCTAAGTGGGCTGAGAGCTTACCTGATTGGTTAAAGAAAACAAACACAGCAAGTGGTTCAGGCGCACCGATAGCAAAACATACATCAGGAAAACTACCAATAGGAATGGAAAAGAATCCATTTGAAAACGGAGGTAATCTTACAGAGCAAACGAGATTATGGAACGTAGATAGAGCTTTATACGAAAGATTAAGAGATCAAGCAAAGAAATAGTTGTTAATTTTAGTGTTTTCTGGTTATTATGAACTGTAACTAGACTAGGCTGCGCCAAAGTCTGTAGGGCTGCGCCCGCTATATTGTAAACATTTATTCAGGTTTTTTTCATGGCCACTCTCAGGAGTGATGTGATTATCCCAGAGGTATTTACTCCATACGTCATAGAACAAACAACTGCAAGAGATGCATTTTTGCAGAGTGGTGTTGTTCAACCAATGGCAGAGCTAAATGCTACTGAGGGTGGTGATCTCATCAATGTACCTTTTTTCTCAGCAAACTTAACTGGAGATTTTGAGGTTTTATCTGATTCAAGTTCTCTTACACCCGGAAAAATTACAACTGACAAACAAGTTGGTGTAATTTTGCATAGAGGTAGAGCATTTGAATCTAGAGATTTAGCTGCATTAGCAGCAGGTTCAGATCCAATGGGCGCAATCGGCCAGAAGATCGGAGCTTATATTGCTAACCAAAGACAAAAAGATTTACTTGCTTGTTTATCTGGTGTTTTTGGCTCAGTAAACAGTACTGACTCTAACGCTGCATTTTTTGGCTTAACAATAGATGGTGGTTCAGGAGATACACCAACTGTTTTGAGTCCTAGACACGTTGCTAAAGCTAAAGCATTGTTAGGAGATCAAGGAGACAAACTAGCAGCTGTATGTATGCATTCTGCTGTGTATTACGATTTAGTCGAGCGCAAATTAGTTGACTACGTTCTTGCTACTGATGGTAATGGCGGTTCAGCTACTGCATCTGGCGGTACAATTACACCAGCTTATGCAGGTGGAAATGATACTGTCCCTACATATTGCGGATTACGAGTAATCGTTTCTGACGATGTAGCAAAAACAGGTTCAGGCTCATCTAGCGAATATTCAACTTATTTCTTCACAGCAGGCGCTGTTGCAAGTGGTGAGCAAGCTGGCCTACAGACTGAAACAGATAGAGATATTCTTGCAAAGTCAGATGCTATGTCTATTGACTTGCATTATTGTTATCACCCTGTTGGCTCTAAGTGGGCTGTTACTACAACAAACCCAACTCAGGCACAACTTGAAACTGTAAGCAACTGGTCGAAAGTTTACGAAACAAAAAACCTAGGGATTGTTAGGGCAACTAACATTTCTACTATGGATTAACTGAGGTAAATTATTATGCCAAGTTTATTTGAAGCTGCTGCAGGCTCTGCTTTAGGAGTTGTATCAGCACAAACAGGTTCTGTGACTCAAGCAACCAGTAAAGCTACTGGTGTGACATTAAATAATGTCGCTGGCGCGATCACATTGAACAATGCTGCATTAGCTGCTGCTGCTGAAGTTACTTTCACAGTTACTAACTCAAAGGTTAGTGCTGGTGACGTAGTTTTAGTGAATCATGGTTCTGCTGGTACAGCTGGAACTTATGTTGTTCAAGCTAATACTATTGCTGATGGGTCTTTTAAGATTTCTGTTGGTAATGTATCTGGCTCTTCAGCTAGTGAAGCTATCGTCTTGAATTATATGGTTTTCAAGGCTGGTTAATGGGAATATTTGCGTTTAAACGTAAACGAGAACAGGAGGCTGCGAAAGTGGCCTCTGTTCCCATTAAAACTACAAAGGTTAAACGAACTAAAGTAAATGGCGATCACAATAGTAGAAACAGTAAGCAGCGCAACAGCAAATAGCTATCAAACTCTTGCCGATGCACAGGCATTTATAGATGGTTTGGTAGAAGATGATGACGTGACTGCATGGTCTAGCGCTACAACAGACCAAAAAAACAGAGCATTATTTACTGCGACTAAAAGAATAGATAGAGAAAGATTTATTGGAGCTAAAGCAAAGCAAGATCAGGCACTTCAATGGCCTCGACAAGGTGTAAGAAAACCAGATACATTCACAAGTACTTACACAAGTGGATACCCTTATAGAATTACAGCTGATTATTATACAGAAACCGAAATACCAGTTGAGGTGAAAGAAGCACAAGCAGTATTAGCGGTATATCTTAACAACAATAAAGATGGGTTAGGATTATCAGGTTTAGAAGACTACAAAGACATAAAGATTGGTAGTCTAGAGGCAACACCTAATTTTTTTGGTGCTGTTGGTGCTGACCGAGTACCGCCATTATTTGAAAGGTTGTTTACTGGTCTTAGGATTAGTGGACCCGCAAACGTATCTATTAAAAGGAGTTAAAAATGACCTACTATTCTGCAGCAAAAATTATTACTGATCAATCAGCACATACAGGAAGGTTCCAATGTGTAAAAGCATTAGAAGATACAGTAATAGCTACATTAGTTTCTGAAAATATAACTGGAACTAAGAGTAGCGTTACAATTAATTCTAATTGCTCTATAGAGGGAGTAATTACAAGCATAACTTTAGCTAGTGGCTCTGTTGTAGCTTACGTTCTGTAATGGGTATTGCTTCTTCACTAAGAAAAGCATCTTCAAAAGCTTTAATAAAGCTAGGGGGAGATGTAACTATAAAAAGGGCTACTACTAGCGCCTATGATATGAATAGCGGAGAAATTAGAAAAAATGAAACAAGCACTACAGTTAAAGGGTTTTTAGAAAACGTAGTTCAAAGAGAGGTTAATGATCTAGTTACAGGCCAAGATAAAAAATTAACAATTTCTGCTCAAGGCTTAGATTTTGTGCCAAAACTAAAAGACTATGTAGTTATTGCTTCTGTTGAATACAAAATAATTCAGATAGATACAAATGAATTGAACAATACAGCGATTAGCTACGAACTTTATTTAAGAGGTTAAGCCGATGATGATAATTCCACCAGAAAGAATAGGAGGTCACATGGAATTTCAAATAAACCAACTTTTAAGAGCAGTAGTTATCGAAAGTGACGCGAGAGCTAAATTAGGTAGTCCAGTAGATACAGGAAGATTTAGGTCAGATTGGCAAATTGGAGAAAATGACCCTGACGGAAGACCAAATATTGATGGACCTTTTCCCAACGGCATAACACCACCTAAAGGTACTAATTATGCTGCTGGTTTCGATGAAAAAATTGGGAACGTTTATCATATACACAACAATTTACCTTATGCAGAGGCGCTTTCAGGTACAGGTCAGGGCATACCAAGATCATGGAAAGCTGCAGGTATTACAGGAAGTAAACAAAATAGTGGCGCATGGGTAGACGTAATTTCTAAAGAAATGACTAATTGGGCGCAACAAGAATATCAAAAAATTCTGAGGAGAACATAATGGCTGCTGTAGATTTAAACGATATTAGAAAAACTATAGAAGGTCGTCTTAACGATGAATTACAAGCAGCACCAATAATTCCTGTAGTTTTTGCAAATCAAAGCTTTGATCCAGATTCCAATAGTAGTTTTGTTCAATGTTTATTAGCGTTTGGCGAAGATGAGTATTTAAGTCAAGGTGGTACAACTAATTCAAATAATCGGTTAGTAGGTGCTGTTACAATAAATATATTTACTGGACAAAACATAGGGGCAGGCAGTAACTATGTAATCGGTAATAGAATACGCGATTTGTACAATAGACAAGTTGTGTCAGGAGTTGTTTTTGATCCTATTATCGGACCTTCTCTTGTATCTAATCCAGTACCTGAAGGATTTTTCCAAACTCAAATTCGTATGACTTTTGAGGCTTATGAAGACTTATGACTGAAATTACTAAAGAAATGCTTGACGTTATCGAAAAGGTAAAAGGCAAGCGCAACCCAGAACTCTGGGATCCACGTTGTAAGCAGTATATGGCTGCTCAACAAAAAAAGAAAACATCAACTACTGTTAATCCTAAATCTTAGGGTTAATATGTAGACAATTACCCAAACTTAAATCATGGCATTTTTTCGTGGTGAAGAGGGTTCAGTTAAGTTTATCAATGGTTCAGGTACAGCTGAAACTATTGTTAGTACAAGAAACTGGTCTCTCACAGTAAATAAAGAGCTTTTAGAGTGTACCGATCATGGTGACACCTCTAGAGCTTATGTAGGTGGATTAGTTTCTGCTACTGGTAGCGTAGAACTTTTATATAGTGCTGCTGATGGAAACCACACTCAAACTTTAGTACAAGATTGTTTGACTGCAGAAGATGCAGGAGACGCACAATTCGAATTGTTTCTCGATACGTCAGGTGCAAAAAAACTTTCTTTTAATGGAGTCGTTACAAGCACAGACTTCAGCGCTAACATAGGAGACTTAGAAACTATTACAGTATCATTTACCGCGAATGGTGCTATTACTTCTGCTGTTTAACTCATGACAACAAATCCTCGCACAGTTGATTTACTAACAACCGCTTTTGACGTTAGGGAAAGAAGACACTATGAACTAAAAAATGAAGCTGGTCAGAAAATAGTCGACTTATACTTCAGGCCACTAACAAGGTCTGACAGAATTGCTGCAAATGCTGCTACAAATAGTGCAGACGCACTAGCAATCAGTACGCGTTTGTTATGCCAACTTGCAGAATTAGAAGATGGTACAAAGGCTTTCGCTTTAGCTGATGCACCAAAACTACAACGCGAGTTACCAGAGAAGATACTAAACGAACTAGAATTATTCTTGTTTGGTTTAGATAATCAACCTGAGTTAGGCGAAGCAAAAAACGCTTAGAGCAAGATAGTTGGCTTAACTTTGAGTTTTTCTTATCTTGCGAACTAGGTATGACAGTTGGAGAACTTAGGACAAGATTAACTGACAGAGAATT